GGCCCGCGAGAGCGTGCACAGCTTCTCACGCGTGTCGTCTCCGTTCGTCTAGGCGTTCCACGACGGTCACGGCGTCACGGAGATCCTGCAGCGACCATTCTNGGGACTGAACANCAACGAGCATCCAGTGCACCACCGAGTGAAAGATCGGGTCATTCTGATATCGCCGTTCCACGTCGGTGAGNGGCTCCCCTTTGNGCTGATGCACGGGTGCGTCTTCCCGTTGTCGGCACTGGTCATGGCCCATGAACTGCAGACAGACGCCGTACCGATTCGGNGTGAACACGTGGNAGTATCGCGGGTCACTCATCGGGCGGTCTCCTGGATCACGCGCACCGGGTCTGTTGGGCGCGTGGCTTCGGAATCATCCGGCACATACTGTTCCAGCGGCACAATTTCCCACCAGGCAAACCGCTGGAAGAAGAGATCGAAGCGTCGGAGCGTGACGTACGTCTGCGTGCGCAGCCAGGCCAGCACGTCCAGATGGGAGCGATCCAGTTGCACCAGGCGATAAGGCAAGGGGTTGGATGCCCGGTGCAAGTCGGCTCGGGCGCACACGTACACGCCCCACTGTTGCCGGAGACCGGCCTGTTGGCGCATCCGGTTGTAGGCCCGGCGAGACGAAATCAGCTGCTCCATATTCCAGCAGCCGTCCAGTTCAGGAAAGTCGGCTCGATGCCGCAGAATCCACCGTTCCAAGTAGTGGTCGATGCGCATGCGTGGCCGACCCGACTCACACCGGTTCTCGGGACCAATACGCAGACTGGTCGGCGACAGTCGGGCCAGGTCGGGTTGGTACACGTGGCGGGCATTTGCCCCAGGGTCGTGCGCGGTCTCCCACTCCCGTCTCGCACGCATACTCTCGGAGCGGGCCTGACGCTCGTCTTGGGCCATGGAGATCCACCGGGCCAAAGCCGCGAGGCGTTGCCGGGTGCGCGTGGCGGGCGTGTGCGTGCGTCCGGACGCACGAGCGGCTAGCTTTGCGCGGTGCTCGGCCGTTTGACGATAACCTTTGACGGGCACGAGTCAGTACCGGCGTTCCGTACCGCACACGGCACAACGAAAATAGTCTGCGTAGCGCTGGGTGTGTGGGGTGTGGACCAAGAGACGGCATTGGTCCACAAGGTCCGGGAGCACGTGTCGCTGGTTGTTGGAGTTGAGTCTGTCGCGCATGCGGGCAATGGCCGCGTCCAGGGCGGGCAGTTGCGGGTTACAGGGTCCTTCGCAGATGAGGGTGTAGGTGTGCATGGGATCCTCGCGGTCGGAGTAAAGGTTCACGGCCCCATGACGCAGCAACGACATGGGACCGTGAACGCGTTCGATGGAGACGAGTGGATGGGGTCAGCCGCGTTTCCGGGTGCGGCACATATTCGCACCTCCTGTGGGACGTGTTTGCCCAGCCAGCAGCGCTCAGTATGCGACCGTTCGAGGTCCGCGCACGAGAATGTTTAGACTATTTACAGGACGGATGGCATGAGGGAGTTTAGTGGTTACATGAATCGTCGGACCATATTCGGGCGTTCGAAGCAGTAGGCGTGAAAATACTGCGAGAACTCCGCGTCATCCCTTTAGTAACCCCTACATGCCCCGCTCTGTCTGTCGTCTTTGAGTTCTTTCTTAAATATTAAAAACAAATTAGGTGAGGGTTTAAGGAGGGTGAGAAAGGCCCTACTAGGGGTTACTAAAGGGATGACGGGAAATTATCAGGGTTTGTGGCCTGAACAATGGCTTTTTCGTGATATATGGTCCTACGATTCATGTAATTGGTAAACCGAGGTTTCTGGCCAGTGGCAGAAGACGTGGGTTCACTCATGGTCAGTAAACTGCCGTTCGAGGTTACGAAAGGATACGCGCATACTCTCGGCCGTCACGAACTTCCCGCTATTGTGCCAGGGAGATACCAGAGTATGTTTCAGAAAGGAAACCCGTGGGGTGGACAGGGACGCCCGAAGGGTAGCCTCAATCGCCAGACACTAGAGCAGCGCTCTTTTGCGGAGCACGTCTGCTATGGCCAGAACGGCAGAGAGAAACGGCACTTCGAAGAGCACATCCGCACGCTGATGCTGGCCAACAGCCTACCCATGGGTGTGTTCCAGTTGCTCCTGTTCTACTTGCTGGGCAAGCCGGTGGAACGTGTCCACTTGCAAACCGATACCGTGGACTATAGTACCTACTCCCCAGAAGAACTCGCAGAGAAAGCCCGCACGTTGACGCTCGCAGCCCAGGCGCTCTCGAAGCGCCGAGCAAAAACAACGTGACCGTCTGTCGCCTCACTGCTCGCACGGCACGCGTGCCCCTGGCGATACGCCTCCTGCCACGTGTTTCGGCACCTGAGCCCGAACCGCCTCCTTTCGATCCGTCTCAAGACCCGGAACTGCTCGGCCGTGAATTGCAGGCCGTGGAAGCCGTGCTGTGTCAGCGGTCGTTGCGCGTCTTCTTGGAACAGGTCTGGCCCATTGTCGAACCGGTTAAGACCTTCGTGCCGAACTGGCACATTGATGCGTTGTGCGAGGTGCTCGAACGCGTGACCCGCGGGGAGATCAAGCGGGTCCTGGTAAACGTTCCGCCCGGCACGATGAAGTCGTTGCTGATCTCCGTCATCTGGCCCGCGTGGGAATGGGTATCCTTTCCAGAGTTGCGCTACCTGACCGCGTCGTACTCCGGGCATCTGACGGTGCGTGACAACCTCAAGGTGCGCTCCATCTTGCAGAGTGAGTGGTATGCGTCGTCGTATGGGCTGTCGTTGGTTGACGACCAGAATCAAAAGACCCTGTTTAAGAACGAAGATGGGGGCTGGCGCATTGCGAGCAGCGTGGGTGGGCCAGGTACGGGTGAGCATCCCGATCGCATCATCATTGACGATCCACTGACGGCAGAGCAGGCACGCAGTGCTGTGGAACGGGAGACGGCGAATGCGTGGTTCGACAACACCATCTCCACACGAGGCGTGACGCGAGATACGGCCATCATCGTGGTCGGCCAGCGGTTGCACGAGGACGATCTCAGCGGACATCTGCTGGCACGAGGCGGGTGGTTCCACATCTGCTGGCCCATGCGCTATGAGACGCGGCACGTGAACGATTTGTCGTGGCGTCCGGATCCTCTGGACCTTCGCACGACGCCCGGAGAGTTGCTCTGGCCAGCCTTGTTTACCCCTGCGATTGTTCGACAACTGGAACTGGACCTGGGACCGTACGGCACGGCTGGACAGTTGCAGCAAACACCCGCTCCAGAAGGTGGCGGACTGTTCAAACGTGAGTGGTTCAAGTTCTGTGACGTGGCCCCGGTCATGGCCCGGCGCGCACGAGGGTGGGATACGGCAGCCACAGAAGGCGGAGGGGACTATACCGCAGGCGTCAAGATTGCCGAAGCGTGTGGCCCCGTCACGGACCCGGACACACAGTCTACGGCGGTGCAGGGACTCGGCGTGTTTTACGTGGAAGACTGCGTGTGTGATCAACTGAGTCCTGCCGGCGTGGACGCCCTGGTGAAACAGACGACGATGGCGGACGGGAAGACCTGCGTGCAACGTGAAGAGAAAGAAGGCGGAGCGTCCGGGAAGATCGTGATCGCGGCACGGCTGAAACTGCTCAAGGGGTACGACTACAAGGGCGTGGAGATCAGTGGCGACAAAGTGACGCGGTCGAAACCCTATCGGGCACAGGTGGAGGGTGGCAACGTGTTCCTGGTACGTGGAGAGTGGAACGAAAAGTATCTGCGTGAGCTGTGCGACTTCCCGACCGGGAAGCATGACGACCAGGTGGACGCGTCCAGTGCAGCCTTCAACGCGGTGCTGCTGGAACCGCCTCCGCAAGAGGAGTACTTCTCATGGTAGAATCCGCTCAGGATCTGGCGTTGCGTTCCGCGGCCAGCGTGCTCATCGAACGGATGCAGTTCATGCGGCAAGCCGGCATCACGTTTGGCGGGAAGCGTGACCTGTACGACGTGCTCGGGTACGACCGCATCATCACCAATAAGCAGTACCGTGATCGCTATGCGCGAGGCGGCATCACGAAGCGTATCGTGGAAGCGCTGCCGAAAGCGACGTGGCGCGGTGGGCCCGAGATCGTGGAGGACGAAGACCCCAAGACCAAGACGGCCTTCGAAGAGGCGTTCGCTTCGATCTCGACGCGACTCAAGGTCTGGTCGGTCTTGCTGCGAGCGGACATTCTCGCCGGGCTGTCGAACTACAGTGTCATCTTGATTGGTGGGCCGGAGTCCTATGACCTGGAATTGCCGAAGGGTCATGGCGACCCGAAAGACATCTTGTTCCTGACGCCGTTTACGGGCGGGGGTGGACCGGGTCTGCAACAGGGACAGACGAGCGGAGCGAACTACGTCGATGCGACGATCCAGTCGTTCGAGACGGATACGGCCTCTCCACGATTCGGGTTGCCCACTTCCTATTCGTTGCGACGGCTCGACGTGACGTCGCCCGAAATGCAGAAGCCCGTGCACTGGTCCCGCGTGCTCCACATTGCCGAAGGGTGCTTGGACAACGAGGTCTACGGCATTCCGACATTGGAGAACGTGTGGAACCTACTGGACGACTTGGACAAGGTCACGGGTGGTGGGGCCGAAGCGTTCTGGCTGCGTGCGAATCAAGGCCTGCACATGATGGTGGACAAGGACGCAGCACTCTCGGTTGAGGAGAAAGCGGCGCTCACGTCACAAGCCGAAGAATACCAGCATCAGATGCGGCGTATCTTGCAGACACGCAAGGTGGACATCCAGGCGTTGGGCAGCGACACCGCGAACTTTACGGGTCCAGCGGACGCGATCCTCACCCAGATTGCGGGCAGCAAGGGCATTCCGAAGCGCATCCTCACGGGCAGTGAGATGGGGGAACTTGCGTCGTCACAGGATCGCGACAACTGGAAGGACCAGGTTAACGGACGGCAGACAGGCTACGCCGAACAGTACATGATTCGTCCGCTGGTCGATCGCCTGATCGCGTACAACTACCTTCCCGCACCCACGACCGCCTATCAAGTGAAGTGGGGTCACATTGAGACCCTGACCGAGCAAGAGAAGGCGGACGGGGCGACGAAGTGGGCCAACACGAATAAGACGCAGGGCACGGACGTGTTCACGAATGACGAAATCCGTGACAAGTGGTACGGCATGGAGCCGCTGACGCCCGAACAGAAGCAGGCCGCGGCCGATGCGAAGCCGAAGCCTCCTACGCCGTTTTCGTCGTTCGGACTGCCGGGTCAAACCGTGGACGAGAACGGCGATCCGATCGTGCCGAAGAAAAAGGTGCTGCCGTTCCCGAAAGCCGCGGAAGGCGCACCGCAGGATCTGTTCCGCATTCTCGAACAGGCCATCGTGGAGAACGACACGGACACGATCGATCGCATCATCGGCATACGGCATGCAGGTGGACCGGGGAGTGGAAACTTTGGTCACGCGGGCGTGCCTGGCGAAGTGGGTGGGAGTGCACCGGGCAGTGGAGAGAATCCTCACAAGGTTGGTGCGCAGGTCAAGAACATCTACGGACAGATCGGTCGTGTCGTCAGCACACACGTGGATCGTCAACACATCGACGTGCAATTCCCGCACGAAGCGCACGTATCTACCGTCCATCATACGTGGGTGAAGGCCGTTGCTTAACACTTTCCTCGCTCCTCCGGTTGCCGCTCGCCTGTTGTGGATGGCGTTTGTGCGTGTGGCTGGAGGAGCGGGGAGCGGGAACTTCGGGCATGAGGGACGACCCGGAGAGGTGGGTGGGAGCGGCGAAGGCGGCGATGTGCAGGGTAAGTGGACGAAGAGTGGTGGGGTGCTGTATCACGGAACGCAAGCAACGGTGCTCAATCGCGTCTTTACCGATGGCGTGAAGCCGGGTCCAGGAACGTACGAGCCGAATGCGCGCAATGTCGGTAAGACCTGGGCCACGAGCAGCTTCAACGAAGCGAAAGGGTACGCAGAACGCGCAGGCAAGAATCCCGTCATCCTTGAAATTCACGTGCCGAAAGAGGCGCTCGGGAAGTTCCGCGAGGAGTGGACCTCCGAAGGCCGGGCTGTGGGCGTCACGAAGGAAACGACGCGGAGTTTGCGCGGGACAATTCCTTCGTCCTGGATCAAGCAGGCGTTTTCGTCGACAGGGAAGACGATTCGCACGGCCCGTGTGTCGACCGCGTCGACGTACTTCCTGGTGATTGCGATCGTGGAACCCCGGCCGAGAACCGCAGGCGGAGCGGGATCAGGCAACTTTGGACATGAAGGACGTCCGGGAGAGGTCGGCGGTTCAGGTGAGGGTGGCGGTGCGACGACAGGCACACCCGCCTCACGGACCTCGCGCGCGTTGGCGACATACAAGCCATCGACGCAAGCGAGGCAAGCGATCGCGAGTGCATCCGAACAGGACATCACGCAAGCCATCGGCGGTGTGCGGACGGATGACAACGATCCCTTCGATACGACCGTGCGTGATGGCGGACACTTTCACGGCGTGGAGGTCAAGACGCTGATCGACAACACGAACGACAAGATCACGATGCATCCCGAGTCGCGTGACCGGAAGGTGGCGTGGGGACGAAGCAATCATGCGGCGACGCATACCATCGTCAAAGACGTGAGGTCAGGGCAAGCCCGGTATTACTATCGACGTGGCGTAGGGTCGTTCCGGATTTCGTCCATGCGTGAAGTGGCGCGAGGGGATCTTGCGGGATTGGTGCGCAGATGAGTTACTCCCTGTATGACTCACGTGGCTACGTGGCAGATGGGCCGTCAATTGGCGGGCTGTCGTCGCTCGTGGAATGGGCGTCACCGAATGCGGTGCTGTCTGCGTTCTTTGCCGACGGCCATACGACGCAGGTGGACGCGTTGATCAATGCCCTTGAGAAGACGCCAGCCGAGGGATCGGTGGAGTCGTCGAGGGCGGCGTTGCTCGACGCGGCGAGTCGTGCGCATGATGTTCTCATCTTGTCTGACGGCGTGGGCTCCTCGTCGTCTGAGCCTCGCACGGCTGCCAAGCAACGTGTGCCCAAGCCACTCACGCAAGCACACGGCGTGGCGGATGCCGCGCGTGTGCTCGTCAAAGATACGATGCAGAAGGGATGGTCCGCCAATGGCGTGAAGGATGAAGCGAGCGCGATCACGGCTGCGACGCAGGACGCCAAGACGCTCGAAGACGAGTTGACGTCGCTGTTGCAGCGCGTGATCAACGCGTCTGCCCGCGTGCATGCGCGCACCTGGACCGTGCCCGCGCCTGTGCGTCCAAAGACGGCACTGGGATTCTTTGGAGGGTTGCTTCGGGTATTGAAACCCAAGACCTCTATCGCGAAGCCTGAGTTTAACGTGGCGAACAGCGAGGCGGTCAATTGGGCACGGGCGCACGCGGGCGACTTGATCAAGGGAATGTTGGACGAGCGACGTGTGACGATTCAGTCCATCATTTCTTCGGGCATCGAGAAGGGCCGCACGGTCGCGCAGACCTCGAAGCTCCTCCGGGACAGCGTAGGGTTGAATGCGCGTCAGGGTGAGGCGTTGCTCGGCCTGCAGGAGACGCTCGAAGAGCAGGGACTCAGCGCGTCGGAAATCGAGGACGAAATCTCCGTGCGGGCCCAGGAGATGACGGAGTCCCGTGCGGAGATGATCGCCCAGACCGAGACGATGGCGGCCGCGAATGAGGGGCAGAAGGAACTGTGGGACCAGGCCGTGGAGCAGGGGTTGTTGTCGGGCAGTGAGTCGATGGAATGGATCTACACGCCCGATAACTATGCGTGTCAGGATTGCGAAGACCTGGACGGCACGACGGTGCCGCTGGGCGAAGAATTTGACGACGGTGGTCCGCCGTTGCATCCGTACTGTCGGTGTACCCTGGGTCTGGCTGTGGAAGCGATAGGGTGAACCTATGACCATTCTTGGTGATCTTGCGGTGCGGCTCAAGGCTGAAGAGGGGCATGTGGCTGACCTTCATTTTCCGTACGATGGCCACGAACTCGGGCGCGAACTTGTGGCCGAAGGGCTCTTGCCGGCAAACTGCATGGACGTGACGTTATTCATCCCGGTGAACGGCGGTCTCGCGTTGCGGTATGAGGTCATGGTCACGGACGTTGAACTCGCCAAGATCGCACGGGCGATGGAACGACTGCTTTCGGTGCAGAGGGAGAAGTGACATGGCGATATTGCCCGTAGAGTTGATTGTCGTCCAGGAACCGGAGATGCGTCGGCTCACGGTGGCCGCGACCGGGTCCCTGCTGCGCACGGCCGTGTTCATGGGTCGGCAACACCTGGTCGTGCCGGTGATTGCGCTGAGGGAAGGCGTGATTCACGCGGTCAATGCGTCTTCACCAGAATTCGTACCTGCCAGCGAACTGGACGTGACGCCTCAAGGGTGGAACGGCCGTCCGGTGCTGCCGTTGCATCCCGTGGATGCGATGCGACGACAGATCAGTGCAAATTCTCCGGCCGTCCTTGAACAGCACCAGTTCGGGTTCATCGCGAATGCGCACACCGAAGGCCGGATGCTGAAGATGGAAGCGTGGCTGGATCGGGCGCGTGCGTTGGCACTCGGAGGGGACGCACTCAGGGTCATTGAGCGTCTCGAAGCGGGAAAACCGATCGAGGTGTCGGTCGGCGCGTTCGTCAGTGCGGAAGCGAAGGATGGGACGCACGAGGGACGGGCGTATCAGGCCGTGTGGCATGCCATCGTGCCTGATCATCTGGCCATGTTGCCGGAAGGGACACTGGGCGCCTGTTCGAATGAGATGGGGTGCGGTGCGCCACGGATGATGGCCGACGGCACGTTGCGAGACGCGGACAACCCTGAAGGCATCAATCAGTATTCACACGGAGTCGGGCAGGGGTCAGCTGGGCATTCTGAGACCCGACCAGAGGGTGCGGGAAAACCNGGGACAAAGGTCGAGGCCTTGCGGCTCTCGAAGGTGGCTTCGGAGAAGTCCATACAGGCGTATGCCCATCCGAGTGTGGCGACGCATACGGCCGCGGCACATGCTCATCAAGCGGCTCAAGCGGCGCACGATGCACGAGGAGTGATCGGGTCACAGCATGCAGACTGGCATTGGACAAAGGCAACGGAACATTCGCTGGCGTTGGGCAACTCCTACCCGCCACCGCCCCCATCGCGCAGATTGCTCGCGGATGGGACACTTCGAGACGCGGATAATCCCGAGGGCATCAACCAGTATTCAGGTGGAGGTGGGAAGTCAGCAGACGAGCATCCGTACGCGGTGCACGTGCGGAAGGAAGTTGTGAGTACGCACGCCTCGCTCAAAGAAGCGAAGGTGGCAGCCAAAGCCGCGAACGCAAATCGGAAAGTGGCTGCCGTGGTGCGGAGTCGTGGCGGGAAGAACAACGCGTATCCGGCAGGCACGCCTCATTTCGTTGCCAAACAATACGGCACACACGCGGGTCGATCCGCAGAGGAGGGAACACCACCTATGACACTTCGTGAACGGGTCAAAGCGCTACTTCGCGGAGCGCGAGACGAACCCACGGTCGCGGCCGAGGGTGACACCGCGGAACTTGTGCAGTACGGGACCATGCAGACATTGCTTGACGCGGTGACGACCGCATACGATGCCGCGGTTGCGTTACTGAACGACCTGGTCACCGAGGACGCAACCGCACCTGCGTTACCGGAGGACAAAGCGGCAGTTGAAGAACTCGAGTCGGCTCGGCTGGAGTCGTTCCAGTCGTATTGCATGGAGATGATCGGCTCAATCTCGAGCGCCATGCAGCTTGCGTACAAGTGCACGCGTGAGGATGCGCCGGCGATGGCCGTGATGGCGCAGAAGTTCAAAGACCTCGCGGGCAAGCGGAATTCGTCGTCAGACCAGACGATGATTCAATCGGTGCACGATCACACGGTCAAACTCGGTGCCGCGTGCGCGACATTGAAGGCGAACGCCGGGACCCCATGCGGATGTGGCGATTCTGCTGCAGCCGCGCACTCCAAAGGAGAAGACGACATGGTAGAAAAGGCCACACGCATCGCAGCTTTGATGGCTTGCGAGCACAACACCGTCAAGGACAAGGCGATTCTCGACGCCTTGTCTACCCAGGAATTGGACGTGCTTGAGGCGTTCAACAAAACACGAGCGGCAATGGCTGTCGATCCCAAAAAGGTGCTCGCCGACCTCGTGCCGAAACCCGAGCCGAAGCCGGTCGTGGTGGAGAAGGAAACCGTCAAGCAGACGGACACGAAGACCGTCAAGGAACTGAAGCCGGTCGACGCGCCGAAGACGGCGGAAATGTCCGAGGACGAGTACCTCAAGACGGCACCGGAGAGCATCCGTCAGTTGGTCGCTGACAAAAAGGCGGCGGATCTGGTGGAGAAGACTGCGCTGGTCACGTCGCTGAAGGACGCACAGAAGGAATACGGTGAGGCGGAACTCCAGACCATGGATCTGAAGACGCTCGGACGTCTCGCCAATGTTGTCAAGGTCGTGAAGCCGGATTTCTCCGGACGCGGCACACCGCGCACCGCTGAGACCAAGAGCTACGCACCGCCCGACGGGTACGCTGAGGGGATCAAGGCGCTTCGGTCGGTCACTCGCTAACGACGGTTCGCTAACGCGTACCGTTACCTCGGTATGGAGAGAGGACACAACATGAGTATCACTCGATACGCTCCGAACACTGTCTATCTCGGAGGTCCGCGCACGGTCGTGAATGACCTGGCGGCTTCCGAGGCCATCACGCCTGGACATCTGATTGAGAGGTTCAACAACGCAGGTGTCTGGCGGTTGCGCAAGCACACGGGCACGTCGCTCGCTGGTTCCCTGTACGCCACCGAGCAGTCCATGCTCAACAAGGGCGTCAATGACGCCTATGCGGCCAACGATCTGGTCGAAGCAGTCGTGGGCGCACCGGGCACCACGATCTGGGCGTTTATCGCGAGCGGCCAGAACATCGTCTTCGGAAACGACCTGGAATCGGCCGGTGACGGCACGCTCAAGGTCTACAACGCGGGCGTGAAGATCGCGACCGCAAACGAAACCGTCACGGCCGTTGTCACTCCGACGCGCATCCGTGTGGAGGTGCTGTAACATGGGATCCAAGAACATGCGATTCACCGCAGCGGCCAAGAACTCTCCGCTGACGGACGTGGTGGCCCGAGCGATTGCCGCAACGGGCGGTTGGTCGATCGAGGCTCTGCGAGAACCCGGTTTTCGTGCCATGGAACAGGCGCTTGAAGACGCGCAGTTCCGTGCGGCCTCGCCCTTGACGGACAAGGCGCAGGTGTTCATCGACAAGGCGGTTGTCGACGTCGGCCTCGAACGGTTGACGTTCGCGGCGGACATTCTCGCAGCCGGGTTGACCTACAACCTGACGGACCCGCTCTCCATCACGCAGTTGGAGTGGTCCGCGACCAGTCGGGTCGGTGCTGCGCAGCGCACCATGTCGCCTTCAGCGCGTGGTGAGAATAAGCTGCCGATCGTGCTGCCCTATCGGCTGCCGATCTACCTGACGACTGACAACTTCAGCCTCGACATTCGCACGCTGAAGATGTCACAGCGTGTTGGCCAGCCGCTCGACACGGCGCTGATCAAGCAGTGCACCCGGTCGGTCAACGAGGCCATCGAAGATGCGGCCATCAACGGGGCGACCACGTTGGATGGACAGGAGCTGAAGGTGGCCGGGTATAGTGCCCCCGGACTGCTCAATGCACCGAATGCTGAGACGCAGGCGTTGACGGCAGCGGCCTGGGACGGATCGCCGGTGGGCGCGACGGTCTTCGCCGAAGTGCAGGCGATGATCGCGAAGCTGCAGGCAAACAAGAAGTACGGGCCGTATCGCCTGTACATCAACACGGCGGTGGGCAATAACCTGAGCGGGGACTACGCGACCGTCGCCAATGCGCCGACGATCAAGGAACGCCTCCTCAAGATCGACAATCTCCAGGCGATTCGCACCGCGGATTTGATGCCGGCGACGAAGGTTGCGCTCGTGCAGATGACGTCGGATGTCATCGACATGGTCGTAGGCCAGACGCCGACCGTCATTCCGTGGACGTCACTCGACGGCTTCACGATTCACAACCTCGTGATGGCCATCATGATTCCTCGCGTCCGTTCGGACTACAACGGCGACAGCGGGATCTGCATCGGCACGATCGCGTAAACGAGGTGGACGACCGGAGGCGCGACGGTCGTCTTCTTCATGAGGATATTCATCCAGAGGAGAGAACATGATGACACGTGAAGAGCAGAGAGTGGCTGCTGACAAAGCGGTACTCGACAGGAAGAACGAAACCCAGATTGCGGCCGATCAGCGGTTGGCTGCGGAGGAAGTGTCCAAGATTCCCGTCGTCATCGAGGGCGACGAGAAACTCGGCGGACCCTTCAGCATTCACGGTAGCGGCTTCGGCAGTTCCGGCGCACTGACAATCGGTGGGCGTCTGATCCCCACGACGAAGTGGTCGGACACCACCATCAAGGGGCAGTCCCCGGCCGGCGTCAAGGGTGACGTTGTGCTCACCACGGCCAAAGGTGTGCGGCATGGGACGTTCCCGCACGAGTGGCCCGTTGTCGTCGAAACAACGACCACGACCGTCAAGACCGTACCCGCGACGGCGAAGAAGAGATTCGTGCTCGACACGTAGCCAAAGCGGTAGCCCGTAGAGACGATCGAACGTTCATTCAGATAATCCGAGGAGGGTGACATGAAGGCCGGCAACGATCCGAGAACCGATCAGCACAAGGGCCGTGAAGGCGGAGGCTATCCCGATCCGCCTCCGAACAGCACTCCGAAACCCGCACCGGGTGGCGTAGGCAACAAGCCCGATCAGAAGCCGAGTGCTCCGGCACCGAGTGCGCCGTATCCGCCCAGCAAGAAGTAAGGTCGAAGGTCACAGATTGCGTGACCTTCCTTGAACGCCGGAGTTCAGGCGTGACAGTCGGGAGAGACCGGCGCCAACTTGAAGGAGAACAGCTATGGCTTTTGCACTGATCGCACGACAGCAGGCGTTGGACGGCATCACGGTAGATCGGGTATCGTTGCACAGCGGTGACCCTGGCACGACGGGCGCGAATTACATCACAGCCGGAGGCAAGCAGGTGGCAACGTTCAACGCGGCGAACGCCAGCGCAGAGCGTGTGCTGAACGCGGACGTGCCGTTCACGGGTCTCGCGGCCAATGCGACCGTCACGCACTTCGGTGTGTGGCTCAACGCGGGTGACGTGTTCAAGTGCGGATACGCCCTCACGGGTGACCAGACGGCAAATGCCGCCGGGGAGTACACCGTGAAGGGGACCACGACGAAGATCACCGACTAGGCAACTGATATGGCTGTCCCTGGCGCTGGCTCCAACGTTACCCTCGCCACGACCGGCAACTGGACGAATGCCGCTGCCGGTGTAGGGTGTCCTCGCGTCATCACCGTCGAGTGTGTTGGCGGTAGTGGAGCCGGAGGTGCAGGCACGTCGGCGTCAGGTGGCGGTCAGGGCGGCGGTGCTGGCGCGTATAGCAAGAAAACAAGCATCGCCGTCACACCAGGTCAGGTCATTGCATTCGTCATCGGTGCAGCGGGAGCTGGAAACAGTACGGGCAATGGCGGAGACGGCGGTGACACGGTATTCGGTCCGGCAGGGTCGCCTCTCTGCAAAGCGGCTGGCGGCAAGGGTGGCAAGAACTACAATGGCACAAGGACGGGCGCGGGCGGCGCGGAAGCGGATTGTATCGGCGATGCCTCTGGTCAGGGTAAGGGCGGCGACGGTGGGGCGTACGGAGCCGGGACCCTTGGCGGTGGTGGTGGTGAGTCCGGGTGGAATGTTGGCGACGGCAACGCCGGCACGAGCGGCGCGACTACGGGCGCGGGCGGCACGGGCACAGATGGCTTCGACGGCGCAGCAGGTGGCATCGCTCACGGCAACGGCGCAACGGCCACCCTTCCCGGCGGTGGTGGTGGCGGTGCAGGCCACATGTCGGGTGCAGCCGAGTTTGGCGGCGGTGGCTGCAAAGGCGTCATCTACATCACCTACACGACGCTTGTGGTGGCAGGCACGCCAACGGTCAACTTGGACACGGACAACACCCCCGCCGATGCTGGGACTGTGGCGACGACCACGCCGGTCCTCAAGTTCAAGGGCACTGACCCCAACTCAGACGAAGTGGAATACAAGGTCGAAGTCGCTACCGTAGCAACGTTTTCTTCGTGGGCCGAGCAAACTCCCGCTGGAGCCGCCACCCAGGTCTGGAATGCCTGCGCCATCAACGGCGATAAGATGCTGACGGGAGTCTATGGCGGTCGGCTGTGGTATTATAACGGCACCTCGTGGGCAGAACAAACGCCTGCTGGAGCCGTCAATCTGAATTGGATTGCTTTTGCCATCGACGGAAATAAGATGTTGGCGGGAGCCTATGGCGGTCGCCTGTGGTATTACAACGGTACGTCGTGGGCCGAACAGACGCCCGCTGGAGCCACCAATCAGAACTGGAAAAGCTGCGCCATTGGTGGCGACAAGATGTTGGCCGGGGCCAGTAGTGGTCGCCTGTGGTATTACGACGGAGCGTCGTGGGCGGAGATCCAACCCGCTGGGGCGACCGATCTGTACTGGGGTGCCTGCAGCATCAGTGGTGATAAGATGTTGGCGGTAGGCAGTTTCCGTCTATGGTACTATAACGGCACGTCGTGGGCGGAAGCACAACCCGCTGGAAACGTCGATTGCTCTTGGCGTGGCTGCGCCATCGACGGAAATAAGATGTTGGCGGGAGTCTACACTGGACGGTTGTGGTATTACGATGGCACGTCCTGGGCCGAGCAAACTCCCGCTGGAGCGATCGATCGGAACTGGTATGGCTGCAGCATCAGCGGTGACAAGATGGTGGCGTCCGACTACGCTGGTCGCCTGTGGTATTACGATGGCACGTCGTGGGCGGAACAGACCCCTGCTGGAGCCGTAAATCAGAACTGGNANNNCTGCAGCATCAGCGGCGACAAGATGCTGGCAACAGTCACCTACGGCCGTCTGTGGTACTATAACGGCACGTCGTGGGCCGAGCAAATTCCCCTTGGGATAGCCACTCGGCAATGGTGGTTCTGCAGCGTTAGCGGTGACAAGATGCTGGCGGCCATCCACGGTGGCCGGCTGTGGTATTATAACGGTACGTCTTGGGAGGAAACACGGCCCGCTGGAGACGTCGATAAGGCCTGGTATACCTGCGCCATCAGCGGCGATAAGATGTTGGCCGGAGTCTTTGGTGGTCGCCTATGGTACTACGACGGCACCTCGTGGGCAGAAGTGCAGCCGGCCGGAGCGATCGATCTGTACTGGCATAACTGCGCCATCGACGGAAATAAGATGTTGGCGGGAGTCTACACTGGACGGTTGTGGTATTACGATGGCACGTCCTGGGCCGAGCAAACTCCCGCTGGAGCTGTCGATCAGGTTTGGTATACCTGTAGCATTTCGGGCGATAAGATGTTGGCGGGAGTTAATGGTGGACGGTTGTGGTATTACAACGGTACATCCTGGGCCGAGCAAACTCCTGCTGGAGCCGTCGATAAGGCCTGGAATGCCTGCAGCATCAGCGGTGACAAGATGTTGGCGGGAGACTATGGTTACCGTCTGTGGTACTATAACGGCACGTCGTGGGCCGAGATCCAACCCGCTGGAGCCGTAGATAAGTGCTGGCAAAGCTGCAGCATCAGCGGTGATAAGATGCTGGCGGCCGTCGCCAACAGTCGCCTGTGGTATTACGACGGAGCGTCGTGGGCGGAACAGACCCCTGCCGGAGCCGTCGATCAGCAATGGTATTCCTGCAGCATTAGCGGTGATAGGATGCTGGCGTTGGTAAACGCTGGTCGCCTGTGGAGTAGTAATGGGGCAAGTGTCATCCTCATTAGCGCCCTTTCCGCCACCCCTGATGCCGGCTTTGCCAATCCCGCCAATGGTGCAGATGCTCACCCGTGGGCCAGTGGCACCGCGGTTCAGTACACGGTGCAAGCCTAATGGCTCTCACACCTGGTGTCACCTACTACTGGCGCGTAGCGGCGAAAGATCCGAGTGGTCTCAACACCTACGGCGCGTGGAGCGACACGCATAGTTTTACGGTGGATGCTGGCACTCCAAGTGGTTCGGGCGTGGCTGCTCTTACGCTCGCCGCAGTCGGTGTAGGGGCTGCCGTCAAGTACGGGTCAAGCGTCGTCGCTTTGACCTTGGCGCTCGCCGGCGTGGGTGACGCGCCGATCATTTCTGTCCCAGAAGGTTTCGGCGTTTCCGCGATCACGCTCAGTGTCGTGGGCACTGGGGTGTCTCTGCATTCGGGGAGTGGCGCGCCAGCCCTCTCGTTAGGCGTGGCAGGGACTGGTGTCTCACTTCATTACGGCCACAGCGTTCCTGCACTGACACTGGCCGCCACGGGCGAAGGCCGAATCATTGACTCAGGATTCGGTGTCCCTATACTATCGTTAGCGACGACGGGCGTTGGACAATCCACACACTACGGAGCCGGCGTCCCCGCTCTCACACTCGCTGCGCAGGGTGAGGGAGACGCACCGACTCTCGCTATTCCCGAAGGCTACGGCACTCCTGCTCTCACGCTGAGCGCGTCTGGCGCGGGTAACAAAAGCTCCTACGGGTTTGGTGCCCCCGCGTTATCGTTAGGGACGGCCGGTGTTGGTGAAGCACCTAGCCTTGCTATCTCAGAAGGTTTCGGTGCTCCTGCACTAACACTCAGCGTTACAGGCACCGGTACCATTCTATTACAGGGGTCCGGTAATGTTGCCTTGACCATCGCCGCAACCGGTGAAGGTCGCAATACTCACGGCGGCACGGGCACGACTGGTCTGACGCTGGCTACGACAGGGGCTGGAACGACGATCAAGTCAGGCGTGGGATCGATGGGCCTGACGCTGGGAGTAGAGGGCGTTGGTAAACTCCAGGCTCACGGGACTAGCAGCCCGGCTCTTACCCTTGCGGGGGTCGGTGAGGGTGTCGCACCCGACGTGTACGGCGCTGAAGGCGCTGGCACCGCCGTTCTGGCACTCGCGATTCAGGGCACCGGAACTCATCTGAGTTCAGGAGCAGGGGTTCCAGCTATCACTCTCGCCGTGACCGGGACCGGAGAGACTCAGCACCGGGGCAACGGATCTATTCCCTTGTCACTGGACGTCGGTGGCGCGGGCGTATCCCTGCGGTCAGGATCGGCGACTTCAACCTTGTCACTGGGCATCTCCGGTGTCGGCGCGTCCGACCATCGAGGTGCTGGCGCACCGGTGTTGGCATTGGGGGTGGTAGGGACTGGGCAAGTTGCTCACTACGGTTCAAGCGTCCCGGTTCTATCGCTGAGCGCGGAAGGTTCAGGAGGAACGCCACTAGTAGACGTGGCGGATGGGTTTGGCATTGCGGCTTTGACGTTGAGCGCGTCAGGCGAGGGCCGCATCGCCGCGTATGGATCAGGAGAAGTCGCACTCACGATTGGCGCAGCCGGTGTAGGTGTTGAAGCTCCAGCCGGATTCGGTGTTGCCACTCTCTCGTTGGGAGTCGCGGGCGAAGGTGACGTGGCGAACTCCGGGCACGGAATTGTAGACCTAACCCTCGCTCTGCACGGTGTTGGTTATGAAGGACTCGGGCACGTTCGGACGCTCACGCTCACCGCGTCCACTCGGGCACATACGCTCACCGCGTCCACTCGGGCACATACGCTTACCGCGTCCACGAGAGCGTTCGCGCTTACTGCGTCAGGAGCATAGACATCATGGCTGTCACTCAAACGATCACCGTGTATCGAGGGGAGCAGGTCGTGCTCAGCTTTACCATGTCTCCCGTTGTCAATATCGCCGGGTGGACTTTGATGTTCACGGTCGCGCGCAAGGCTAACTCACTGTCGAAGCTCATCACGCAAGCTGCCACGATAGTCAGTGGCGCGGCGGGCACGTTCACTGTCCCGCTAACGGAAGAGCAGTCGGACTTGACGCCGGGCTCGTACTTCTTTGATGTGTGGCGGACTGACGAGGGTTACGAGCAGGTGATCGCCATCGGCCCGTTTGTGATCAGTCCCACGGCGCGTGTGCCACCGGTCTAATGGAGTAGCAAGATGACGACACCGACAATCACCGCAACGTCCGGCAGTGCGACAGCGAACTCATACTGCACCAAGGCAGAGGCTGATACATACTTCAACGAACGTCTGCCCCTAGCTCCGCCGTGGGAAGATGCGGAGGTGCCCGAAGCGGCGCTGATCATGGCGTGCCGCGTGCTCGATGCCGCGTTTCGTCCACAACGTCTGTTCGTTCCGGCGAATGCCGGTCACGAGGCTTACTACCGCGTGCGGCGCACGTGGTCTGGTTTGCCGGCAACCGTAACGCAGAAACTCGCGTGGCCACGCACGGGTATGCAAGACCAGAACGGTAACGCGCTCGATTCGGCGGTCATTCCGGATGCGCTGAAAGAGGCGCAGTCAGAACTCGCGGGGCAATTGCTCAAGGGCGACCGGACGTTGGATAATGACGTTATCGTTCAGGGCATCGCGTCGCTTAGGGCGGGTCCCGTGTCACTGTCATTCAAGGACAGTGGTGTATTCGCGCAGGTCATTCCAGATGCTGTGTGGAACCTGATGCCGCCCTCGTGGTTCATCAACGAATACATAGAGCCGGCTTACCGCGCTGAATTTGACGTTGTATAGCATGGCCATCAGTGCACACGGCTGCTCGCTCACGCATAATGGCATGCCGGTGCCAGACCTTGGCGACGTGACGCCTCCCGCGTTGATGCGTAAGGCGGTTGAGGATACGCGGCATGCCGCACAGGATGATGCCTACGTGCCAGGACTTCCGCGATGCGGAAATTTACAATTTGATATAGCCGTCACCACGGCCAACGTCGAGAGGTTCCTAACTGCGTGGCTCGAACATTCGTTAGACGGATATGTTTTCACGTTCGCGGATGGCGCAATATGGTCGTTTCTTGGTCATGTGCTAGACGTGAGTCCGCATGCGCCAGTCGAAGGTGTACTGATGGCGCAAGTTACCGTGCGGGTGAGTGGAGGTATTATGTTTGGGTAACGAGCGATCTTGATGGAGCGGCGGTTGCGTGTTGCTGGAGACCGGTGACACGATTCTGTTAGAGAACTAAAGGAGTATATCATGCCTGTAGTGAACACTGGGGTGGAGAGCAACGCGATTTCTGCCCACGGCACCATCATCAAGCGGAACGGCACACCAATTGCTGAACTCCGCGACATCACGCCTCCGCCCTTGTCGCGGAAGCCCATCGAGACCACCACGCACAATTCCGACGATGACAGTTACATCGTCGGCATCCGGCGCAAGGGTGAGATGCAGTTCGCGATGAACTTCCTGCCGTCGGGCGACCCAACGCACGACGCCAACACCGGGTTGCTGAAGGCCTGGGCTGACGGCACGAAGGACCAGTACGACATCGACTTTCCCGATGGCGCCAACTGGTTGTTCTCAGGTTTCGTGACGAACATTGCGCCCAAGGCTCCGGTTGACGGGGAACAGTCGGCGAGCGTGAGCATCCGACCGTCGGGTGGGCAGATCTTCCGGCCGTAACGAGATTGAGTTGTGGGGCCGGCGTGCCGCGCAGGATGTGGGTGACGCCCTTCACCTAACCTTACCAAGCGGCCTTGACGCTGACGCGTTGCCGGCCCCGCTCATCCGGGGCAAGGAGAAACCTCATGGCACTTGTGGATCTCTTTCGTGGCGGTGTGGCACTCGTCAATGCCATAACCAAGTCTGGTGGGTTGCAGGAGAATGTGACCTATGAGGCGTGGCTAGGGCAGACAGGCGCGGGCGTGGACGACTTCGATACACCAGTGGTGCTGATGGCACTTGTTGATCGCACGCAGAAGCCACACGAGGTATCGTCAGGGGTCCTGCTCGCGATAGTCGCCACGTTGGACTTCCTAGATCCCATTCCGTACACAGCACCACGGCCGAATCAGCCGCGTCTCAATCCGGTCGATCCACGTGATCGCTTCACGTTGATCGACGGGGTCACGGGACCGACAATCGTGGGAGGTGGGTTTGAGGACGCTGGATTGCATCGACCGTTCGTCAATACCGTTCGGATTGGAGCCTAGATGTTGACCATCCTCTGCATCACTCGTGCTCTGCCGCATGTGTGGCCCTTCCTGGTCGACATGGAAGCGCTAGCCGAGTGTTGCGGCGGCGAGTTTGTTGTTGGAACGGATGGCACGGACGCGACAGAGTCGATGACGGAAAGCAATATTGCAGCGCATATCGTGCCGGTACACACGCCTGGTTATCCTGAGGCGGTGTTGGAACAAGTGCTGGCTGAGTGTCACGGTGCGTATATCCTACGGTTGGACGACGACGAACGCTGCTCAAGTGATATGATGGAATGGCTCATCGCGAGGTTGTATACCCCCTCGGACCATTGGTGTTTCTCCCGCGCGTGGTTATGGACCGACGAAAAGCATCGCTTGGTTAACGCTCCGTTCTGGCCCGACCACCAGACTCGGTTGAGCGTGCGCGCGAAGGCAGGCGGCATTCGTTCCATTCATCCCCAGAGTCCGTTCGGGATGGGGCGAGTTGCCCCTGTTGCAATTGAGCATCACAAGTTCCTGCTGCAGTCACGCGAGATGCGTGAGGTGCTGGTCAAGGCGTATAATCAGATTCAACCCGGTGCCGGCATGCGAGAGTTTTACATTCCAGAAGAACGGCCCATGACGGTCGATACGTGGAGAACGTGTGCCAGTTGTTAGAGCGATGCAACGCGTAGTGGATGTCGGGTTTCCCATGGCGCAGTTCGGCGACGAAATTCTGCCGTGTGCGGAGTGGCTATTGTCGCGCGGCCCATTGCACCGCGTGCTGGAGATCGGCACGGACTACGGTGGGACGTCGGTCCTGTGGTGCGAGCTTGCGTCGGACCTCGTCATTTCGGTAGACCTGACGGCCGGTCCCTACGGCACGCAAGAGCTGTCGAAGGATTACGGCGAGACGCGTAACGACAAACTGTTCGCTGCATATCCGCATTTTCGCGGGTTGATCGCAAACTCGCATAGGATTGAGACGGCCTTCATGGTTACCGAGTTGCTCAAAGGTGAGTTGCTTGACCTGCTATTCATCGACGGTGACCATTCCCTTGCGGGCGTGTCGCGCGACTATGAGTTGTATACACCGCTTGTGCGGCCAGGCGGCGTGGTGTTGTTCCATGACATCAACGAATCGCCGCTCATCAAGTCGCTCAACGTGGGCGTCTATACGTTCTGGCGTGCGTTGAAGGGTGACAAGCGCGAGTTTACCATTCACGGCGAGTGGGGTGGTTTGGGCGCACTCGTGACGGAGGGACCGTGCGTGTCTGTGTAGCACCAATTCCGGCGAACTTGAGTCAGGCGATGTATCGCGTGGCGCGGGCGCTGCGAGTGTGGGCGCCACGTGAGTTGGAGTTTGTCCAAGACCCGGCGCAAGCGGATCTGCAGGTGGTGCATGTTATCGGACCGAATGCCATTGACGAGATCAAAGCGCCGAGGTGTGCATTGATCCAGTACTGCCTTGGTGCCGCATCTGAACCGGATGGGACGAACCAGCGTATCCCATCGGCTGCATATGCACCGTTATGGACGCGGGCCGAGTTGGTTTGGAGTTACCTTGACCTGGCGAAGTACTGTGCGTCACCGTTCTACTATGCACCGCTTGGGATTGATCCGGCGTTCGTCAATACGTACGTGAAGACACCCCGTGACATCGGGGTGTTGACGTCGGGCTATGTGTCTGACCCGTGTGGCGAGGCTATTGAAGAGATGGCGTTGGCGAGTGATCGAGCGGGCCTATCAATGGTACACCTCGGTCCGGACAACGTTCAGGGCATGGTACGTAAACCGAGGAATTGGCGTTCCCTCAACGGCCTGACAGACACGCAATTAGCTCACGTCTACTGCCAAACGAAATGGGTCAGTGGCCTGCGCCACGTCGAAGGATTCGAGATGCCCGTCATCGAGGGACTCGCATGCGGTGCGCGACCCATTGTGTTTGACCGTCCCGACATGACGCAGTGGTACGATAACTACGCGACGTTCGTTCAGGAGCGTAGTGGGGACGCGTTGGTGGACGTGCTGGCGGAGGTGCTGCGCTATAGCCCCAAGCCGATATCCGAATCGGAACGCGCTATCATCCTTGAGCGGTTCAACTGGGCTACGATCATTCGTGGTTTCTGGGAGAGGATTCTGTGAGAAAGCTTCTATGGGTGGGCGACGCAGGATGCGATACCGGTTTCGCGCGGTGCACACATCGTACGCTGGACGTGCTTCGGCAGATGTGGGATGTGACGGTTCTCGGATTGAACTATCGAGGGGACCCGCACGATCATCCCTATCTAGTCTATCCCGCGCATCTGGGTGGTGACTTCTTTGGGGTCGGACGGCTCCCTGAGATGGTTGCCAAAGTGAAGCCCGAGATGATTGTTATTCAGAACGACCCGTGGAACATCCCGGCGTATGTGAGTGCGCTGAAGGAATGCTACAAGGGGAAGATTGTAGGGACGATTGCGGTCGATGGAAAGAACTGCCGCGGATGGGCATTGAACGGGTTGACGCGGGCGATCTTCTGGACGACGTTCGCGCAGCAGGAGGCGTTGCAGGGCGGGATGACGATTCCAAGCGGTGTCGTCGGTCTTGGTGTTGACCTAGACACTTACAAGCCGGCCAATCGTGTTGCCGCGCGTCGCGTTGTTGGGCTGCCCGGTGTGCCCGACGATGCGTTCATCATTGGCAACGTCAATCGCAATCAACCGAGGAAGCGCTTGGATCTGGCGATTGCGTACGTAGGCGAATGGGTGAAGACGCGTGGGTTGAGTGACGTCTTTCTGTTCCTGCACGTGGCGCCAACTGGTGATCATGGATATGATTGCGAGCAGCTCGCGTGTTACCACGATCTTCGCGGTCGATTGATCTTCTCAGAGCCGGAAGTCTGGAAGGGGTTGGATGAAAAGGATCTGGCGCTGACCTACCAGACATTCGACGTGCAACTGACGACAACACAAGGCGAAGGATGGGGACTATGCACGATGGAGGGGATGGCTTGCGGTATTCCGCAGATCGTGCCCGACTGGTCGGCGCTAGGCGAATGGCCGGGCAACGCGGTCATCAAGGTGCCGTGCCCCACGACCATTGCCACGCCGGGTCGGATCAATTCCATTGGTGGCATCGCTGACAAGACGGCAGTCATGGTAGCGTTGGATGCGTTCTATACGTCGCACCACGGGCAGTTTTGGTCTCGCTATCGTCAGCGAGGGTTGGAACTGGTGCGGCAAGATCAATTCCGGTGGGAGAACATCGGCCTCGCGTTTGCCGAGGAATTGGATAAGTGTTATGGCGAACTTCCGCGGGATACAGTGGCGGATGGTGAAGGAGATGCGGGACAAACTCGACCGGCTGAAGAAGTCACTGCCGATTGAGGTTGAGTCTGCGCTCTTTCAAGAGACGGAAATCGAGACGAAAGAATGCCAGAGACGTTGTCCTGCGGGTCCTCCTCCGATTGGCGGACACTTGCGCGCCTCAATTCATACCGTCAAACCGCAGTGGGAGGGCAACCGAGTCTATACCCTCATCGCGTGCGGCGGACCGGCGGCACCTTATGCGATTGCCGTCCATGAGCATCTTTCGGAGCACTCGCCACCTTCATGGCTGCCGCCGACCGAGGTGGAGTGGAACACGCCGGGCACCGGCCCGAAGTTCATTGAGTCCACGATCCTAGAGAGCCGGAAGTACATGGGTGTGCGAGTTGCCAAGCGTATCGAGTTCACGCGTTGGAAGAAATTATGAGCTGGCTAGACGATCTCATTACGGTACTCGAAGCCGATGGAGTGGGCACCTTTGGCGCGAACATCTTCACATCCACGAAGGCCGCACCGCCCATACTTCTGGCTGGCACGTTGATGATTGTAGCAACGGGAGGTTCGGGAGCGGACCGCACGCATAACGCGACCATCCGCCCGGCCATCGTGCGGCCCGGCGCGCAGTTCACGGCACGTGCCGCGGACTATCCGACCGCCGAGCGGCTCGCGCGGCTCGCGTATGATGCAGTTGTCGTCGTGCGGAATCAGTGGATTAACTCGGGCTGGTATTTGGAGATCACGCCGTTGCAGGAGCCGTTCGATGGCGGCCTCGACGTACGCGGTCAATCGCAGTGTCACTTCAATGTGGTGGGCCGAATCGGTGTTCGGCTCTGGTAGTCACTTTCAGAAAGGGCAAACATCATGAGCGCAGAAACAAAGCAGTTGTCATTCGACCAGTACATGGAAGCGCCGGACACGCGGTTTGACGAAGTCGAGACGCCACGTGGGATCGTCAAGATCGGATCGGTCTCCTCAGCTGACATCCTTGAATGGTTCGATGAGAACGACGATCCCGTGAAGAAGCATTTTGCGGGATTGCGTCTTGTTGTCAAAAGCATCGTCAACCCAGACGGTTCGCGTGTCTCCGAGGGCCAGCGTGAGGCTGCGGTCTTGGCCCTATCCAAGCACGACTCGCTGGAGAACGGGCGGCTGTCCCATGCGTGCCTGGTGTTGAACGGATTGCGTGTGAAGACCGGTAAGGGAGCCTTGGTAAAAAACGACTTGAGCGAAACGCTGTCTGGCGTTTCGCCCACCGGCTCGCCCTCGCCACTGGCCACGTAAACGTCGATGCGATGCTGCGGTCAATTTCGTGGCTGCAGCTGACGGAGTGGATGGAATATGAACGGTTGGAACCGTTTGGAGACAAGCGGGGAGACTGGCAGGCCGCGTCGATCATCGCTGGAATTAGCAACGTGCTCTTGGCGTGTTTCCATTCGGATCAACGGTTCAAGGTGGCAGATTTCATGTTGAAGTTTGGTGGTACTGCAGCCCCGGAAGCGCCAACGGGAAAGTCCTGGCAAGAGATGAAGCTGATCGCGCAGATGATGACGGCCGCGTCGCAGGCGAAGAAAAGAAGGCGGTAACCCATGGCCGAGACTCTTGACATCGGAACCTTATCTGGTCGCATCGAACTCGAAGACCGGATGTCGAACATTCTGACGCTGACCGAAAAGGCGTTAGCGCAGTTCGAGGAAACGGAGAAGAAGGCCGGCGAAGGTGG